GCTGATGTTGAAAAGGGTCATTTAGCCAATCGTCAAAGACTTATGCAAGAAGGTAAAGTTGATGTAAAATTAATTCAAGAATTATCTGAATAAAAGGTTTACAATTGAGTAATACTATGATATAATAACTATATAATGAAAGGAATCAACTATGATTTTAATTGACTTCTCAGGTATTTCAATTGCACCTATTGCGATGGGTTTAACGAATGCTGATGAAAATCTAATACGCCATATGATATTAAATAGTATTCGTATGTATCGTCAAAAATTTAAAGACAAATATGGCGAAATAGTTATTATTGCTGATGCTGGTGGAAACTGGCGCAAAGATGTATATCCTGAATATAAAGGCAAACGCAAAGAATCTCGTGAAAAATCTAAAATTGATTGGGAAGAAGCTTTTCGTTGTATTAATTTAGTTCGTGAAGAATTAAAAGAGCATTTTCCGTATAAAGTTATTCATCAATGGGGATGTGAAGCTGATGATGCTATTGCCGAAATAGTAAAATGGACTCAAGAGTTTGGTAATCATGAAGAGGTAATGATTGTATCTGCTGATAAAGATTTTCGTCAACTACAAAAATATGGTAATGTTCGTCAATGGTCAACAGCTACTAAGAAATTTGTAGATGAACCTAATCCTAGATTATACCTTGAAGAACATATACTTACTGGATGTGGTACCGATGGCGTACCAAATGTATTATCAGACGATAAATGCTTTATTGAAGGCCGTAGACAAACACCATTATCTGCTAAGAAAAAAGCAATACTACTCGAAGATCCAAAAGCTTTAGGTGATGAAATTTATCGTAATTATTTACGGAATAAAAAACTAATAGATTTAACTGAAAAATCAGAATGTCCTCAAAACATTAAAAAAGAAATTATAAATACGTATGTAGAACAAGATCAATGGGGAAATAAAAGTAAAGTGTTTCCATATTTAGTATCTAAAAGATGTAGAATGTTAGTTGAAAGCGTACAGGAGTTTATATGATAAGTGATATAATTAATGATACAAGAAAAGCTCGGTCTAAAAAACAAAAGATCGAAATATTGAGAAATAATGAATCATGGGCCTTAAAGGATATTCTTAGAGGAACATATTGTGACACAATTCAGTTTAATTTGCCTGGAGGAAAACCTCCATATAAAGAAAACCAAGGACACAATGCACCATCTAATCTTTATAAAAGACATAAAGATTTTATTTCATTTGTTAAAGGCGGACCAGGTGACTCTATGCGAAAATTAAAAAGAGAAAAGCTCTTTATCATTTTGCTAGAGTCAGTTGAACCTCCTGAAGCAGAATTAATTATTAATATGATTAATAAAACACCAATAAAAGGAGTTACTAAAGCAGTTGCTAAAGAAGCCTTTCCGAATTTGATACAGAAATAAACATATAATGATTGGAAAATATACTTATAATTAGATTTATAGACAGGCCTTCTTTAGAAGAGTCTGTCTTTTTTTTAGGAGAACTAAAATGGTTTTACATAACAATCAAATAGCAAAATTACAAAAAGATTCTACTGAGCTTAAAGCTTATGTAGAAGAAATAAAACAAAAGGGTAACCATTCTTTAGCTAAAAAACTAGAATCAAAAAAAGTATATTTAGATCAGAAGATATATGAATTAGAGGATATGGTAGCATAATTCCTACAATAAATAGTATAGAAAGGGAACAATTAGTTTTGTTCCTTTTTTTTATTTATATAAATATAGTAAAATATACAAACTAAAATGAATTTTTCAAAAATAAGGCGCTTTAAATGGGAAGTTATTCGATAAAAAAGTACGCAACTGAATCACCTAGCTTTCCAAAAAGCGAAAACTCTGCACCAGGATCGTATTCATATCCAACTTTTGCTGATTTACCAGCTTCTGGTTCTACACCTGGAAATACAGCTTTTATTGTAGCAACAAATAGATTATATATTTGGAGCGGTGTAGGATGGTACTTAATCGCTACTGTTACAAATGCATCTCCAACTGCAATTACTGGAGTTGATGGTGCATATACACTTGCAATAGATGGAACAGCAACAACTATTACTGCGGTTTCTACTGATCCAGAAGGATTTACTTTGACATGGTCCTATGCAGTATCATCTGGATCATTAGGTAGTACTGCTACAGTATCTCAAGCAGATAACGTATTTACAATTACACCTTCAACTAATAGCGCCCATGAGGGAACTTTTAGTTTAACCTTTAGTGTAACTGATGGTATAAACGGAGTTGTTAGCGCAGTATCTTCATTTACATTGTCATTTTCTATAACAAATTCAAGATACACTTCATTGTCAGTTAAGGCGGTTGCAGCTGGTTCTAATCAAACCTTTGACGATGCCTCTGCTTCAAATAATACAATTACTGTTGCTGGTAACTCAACAACATCAACATTCAGTCCACATCGTCATGGTGGATATAGCACTTACTTAGGAACCCAAACTTCCCGTTATTATTCGCCTAGTAGTTCTGATTTTGATATTGGTGGAACTGGTAATTGGTCTTATGAAGCGTGGGTTTATGCAGATAATCAAACTTTTCCTAGTTATACAAGAGTTTTTGGATTGGGCCCATTTTATAATGACCCGAAATCTTTCGGTGTACAAATTAAAGATGCGGATAACTCTAATAATATAACAGTTTATTGGGATGATGCAGCAGGACTAGGTAGAAAACTAATTTCGTCCACTGCTTTTAGTCAAGAAGTATGGCATCATCTTCTTGTCTGTAGATCGGGAAACGATATTGCCTTATTTTTAGATGGGACAAGAATAGCACACAATAGTTCTTATACATCATCAATTGATACTGGCAATACTTATTTATTTGTTGGTCATTCAGGCTATGGCACAGAAGGATTTACAGGGTATATACGAGATGTAAGATTTATTAATGGTTCTCATCCATATGATGCATCTTCTTCATCTATAACTGTTCCGACAGAACCACTTACCGTTGTCACAAATACAAAATTCTTGCAAGGTCAACTACCTTATTTTAAAGATCAATCTACATCAAATCATGCAATTACTGTTAGTGGCACTGTGTCTTCTAAACCAAAATCTGTATTTGATAATGGTTTATATTCAGAAGCAGTCCATGGCGCGTCTGTATATTTTGATGGTGATGGGGATTATATTGATTTAAATGGCGATGCAGGATTTGCATTTGGTACTAATGATTTCACAGTAGAATTTTGGCTATATCCATTAACTCGACCATCTAATGAATGTACAATATGCGATTTTCGCGGGGTTAGTCAAAATTCTACTCATACACTTCTTTATATAGATAGCCAGTATAACACTAATAATATAATATACTATACTCAAGGTGGTGGTAGAATAACAAGTTCTGTCATTACAGATAATACATGGACTCATGTTGCATTAGTAAGACAAGGTTATTATGTAAGATTATTTGTAAACGGCCAACAACAAGGTTCTACTTTTACAAATTCTTTATCTCAATTAGTCGGCACAAACAGACCACGGTTTGGTGGCTCTGGTTATGTTACCACCGCATCTGGCTCTAATGGACACAACCTCAAAGCATATATGTCTGATATTAGAGTATTAAACGGAACTTGTGCGTATTTTAGTAATTTCACACCGCCAACTTCGCCATTAACAACTACACCTCCTGTTTTTAACATAAACGTAACAAACTCAGGAGCAAGTGCATATACATTAACTTCAGACACATTAAGCACGGATATGAGTAGTAGCAATCCAACTGTGAATATGGCGGTTGGTCAAACTGTAAATTTTGTGGTAAATGCCTCAGGTCATCCTTTTCATATTAGAGTGTCAGACGGCGGTGCAGATGTAAGTACACCTGCGGCAACTAATCAGGGCACTCAAAGTGGTACTGTAACTTGGACTCCCAATACTGCTGGTACATATTACTATCAATGTAGTGTTCATTCGGGTATGATAGGTACAATCAATGTAACAGAAAGTGCTAAATTATTACTTAATCCAGAAACATCTATTTCAGATTTGAGTCAATCAAGCGAGATAACATGCTTTGGTGATGCTGCAATATCTACAACTCAAGTAAAGTTTGCTGGAACAAAGTCGATATATCTTGATGGTACTGGCGATTATCTTCAGATCAGTAATTACGAAGATTCATGGATAAGCGGATACACTGGGGATTATACAATAGAATTTTGGTGGTATCCTACAAATGTTTCTGCCGGATCATATCAAGAAATATTGACTGCTGGAAACGGGTTTCAACTTTATATTGCAAGTGGCGGTGCTTTAAATTTAGCAGTAGACAATGCTAATAGTACGTCTTATTTTTGGCATCCACAAAGTATACACACAATGGTAAATAATACATGGCAACACCTCGCTATTGTCCGCAATGGAAATGTTTATACCATATATGTAGACGGGGTTTCAAAAGCAACTACTACGACAAGTACTCTTATTGGAACTGGTACAAATTTTGTGCAATTAGGAATTCTTGCCGGATCACTATATCCAACTCCAGGCTATTTCCAAGACCTTAGAATAACGAAAGGTCTTGCAAGATATACTTCAAACTTTACACCATCTACAGCGGAATTAGAGGGATAAATTAATAGTTTACAATTACTAAATAATGTGATATAATATTAGTATAATCTGTTAAAAAGGTATTACTATGAATTTATTCATCTTAGATAAAGATCCAATCAAAGCCGCTCAATTACAATGTGATAAACACGTAGTTAAAATGATTGTCGAATCTGCTCAAATGTTATCAACAGCTCATCGTATGCTTGATGGTATTGAAACAAGACGAAGATCTAAATCTGGTAAAACTATGAGTAAGTATTGGGAATTGCCAGATGATCGTGAATCTGTTCTATACAAAGCAGTTCATATGGGCCATCCTTGTACAGTATGGACAATGCAAAATGATAATAATTATCGATGGCATTATGCACATTTTTCTGCATTATGTAAAGAATATACTCACCGCTATGATAAAACTCATTCCACTGAAAATCTTCTCAGTAAAAAATTATCTAAACTTCCAACTAATATTAAAGAGGGTTTTAAATACCTAATGACTCCATTTGCTCTTGCAATGAAACATGAACCACAATGTATTATTGAAGGTGATCCAGTTAAATCTTATAAATTATATTATCAGACAAA